ACACTAACTATGGTTCGCGCCGGTTTACCTACGCGGGTAGCAAATGGAATAGTTAAACATGACTTATGATCCTTGGTCGGACGCAATTGCTGAAGCTTACGCTTCTTTACCTCTTGATGACGTAATTCTATCAACACTGGAATTGCGTCATCCTTCGCTTGTTAAACCTATCCGAATCGTTGCCGATCTAGGCGACATATTGACCGAAGACGGCGGTGATATCGTGTTCGGGCATAAACTGAAGCTTGAAGCCGACGCGCCACTAGACCCCGGCGCGTCGGTTGACTTCATCGCCTGCGGCTTCGGCTTCAGCCTGCCCGATCAACAGGAAGGTCAAGTTCCGTCGGTAACAGTATCAGTCGATAACGTCGCATATCTGATTACGCCGCAGCTTGACGCACTTATCGGGGTGCGCGCGACACTCGATATCACTTATCGGGAATATCTCGCAAGCGACCCGGATACGCCGCAGTTCATTCTAGGCGGTCTTTCGATGACAAGCATTTCATCGAACCTAACGCAAATGACCGGCACCGCCAGCTTCGCCGATCTTGTCAATCGCAACTTTCCCGCTAAGGTATATCGACCTGTCGAATATCCGGGGCTTGTAGCATGACGCTTGACGCTGAATTCATTGTCGCCAACTTGGGAAAGCCTTGGGTTAAGGGCGCAGCCGGGCCGGATGCGTTCGACTGTTGGGGCTGGGCTGAAGTGCTTCAACGTAAGCTGTTCAACCGCGAAATCGGCACGATTGCCAAGCCGCCCGAAACAACGCGCGAAATCATCGAATTCGTCAAGTCGCACCCGGCCCGTAAGAACTGGCGTCAAATCGAAGCGCCGGTTCATGGCGGGCTTGTCGAACTTGCCCACAATTCGCGGCCCTTTCATATCGGGGTGTTCCTCGATATAGACGGTGGCGGTATCAGTCATGCGACGGCGGGCGTTGGTGTGACATTTGACACAATCCTTGCGCTTCGTGCGTCAGGCTGGCGAAGGTTCGTATTTCATGAATGGATTGGGGATCGCGGTTGAAACCCCGCTAAGTGTAATCGGACATGCGCCGTTCACGCCCGGCAAGACTATTCGTGAATACTTCGATGAACAGGCGTTTCCTTCATCGGTTCCGGTTATCTTCGTATGCAACGAAGTGCCTGTTCGCCGGGCCGATTGGGATCGCCCGCTAACATGCTTCGATCGCGGGGCCTTCGTCATCCTTCCGCAGAACGGCGGACTAAAGTCGATCATCGGTGTTGTTGCGCAGATCGCCGTAACGATCGGCGTCACCGTCCTTACCGGCGGCAATATCGCGCTAGGGCTTGCCGCCGGGGCCGCAGTCGGTGCGATCCTGAACCTTGTTCTTCAGCCGAAGGTCGCCAATGCCGAAGGGGCCGAAGCAAGCCCGACGTATTCGCTTCAGGCGCAGGGCAATCAAGCCCGACTTATGAACCCGATCCCGCGCGGATACGGATTGCATAATATGTTCATGGATTTCGCCGCACAACCCTACACGACATACGAAGGCAACGATCAATATCTATTTCAGTTGTTCGTTCGCGGCGTCGGCTTCTATGACACACAAACCGTTCGCATTGGCGATACGGACCTTTGGCGCAAAGCTACCGGCTTTACGGATAGCTTCGAAGACGTTGAACTTCAGTTTATCGAACCGGGTCAGCCGGTAACGCTATTCCCGGCGGCGGTTCAGACCTCCGCCGAAGTTGCCGGTGCCGATCTTCTATCGGGTGCGACTATCGGCGGATACATCGTCAACGCCGCCGGAACCGTCGTTAATCGGCTGGCATACGACTTCGTATTCAGCGCCGGGCTATTCAAGGCCGATAAGAAGGGCAAGCTAGGAAGCCGAAGTGTATCGGTGACTATCGAGTATCAGGAGATTGACAATACCGGCACGGCGGCGGGGCCTTGGGTTGTTGCTGAAATCGCTGTATTTACCGCCCGCACGTCAACGGCGCAACGCTATACGAAGACGTTTGTCGTTCCCGACAGTCGCTATCAGGGCCGGGTAACGCGCGTCACCGCAGACGCGGGTGACGACACGACGGTTTCGGATAAGGTGCAATGGACCGGGCTTCGCGGCTTCCAACCGTCAACGAACGTCTATCCCGACGTTTCACTTTTGGCGGTGAAGATCAAGGCCACGAACCAACTTTCGCAACAGTCATCACGACTATTCAACGTCATTCAGATTGCGAAGCTTCCCGTATGGAACGGCGAAGGTTGGAGCGACCCGCAGCCGACCCGATCTATAGCGTGGGCAGCGGCTGATATGCTTCGCAATCCTATTTACGGCGAAGGCCGTCAAGATAGCATGATTGACCTTGATAAGCTTCTTCAGCTAGACGCGACTTGGTTCGCCCGCAACGACACGTTCAACGGCGTATTCGACACGAAACAAACGTTTTGGGATGCACTCGCGGCGCTTCTTCTAGTCGGGCGAACGCAACCGATGTTGATCGCAGGCGTGATGACGTTTGTTCGTGACGAACCGCGCACGATCCCGAAAGGCGTCTTCACGTCTGCTAACATGACGAAGGGATCGTTCGGCACAACGCATCTTCTTTACCGGGCGGATAGCCCCGATGACGTTATTGTCGAATATATCGATGAACGCACTTGGAAACAGGCCGAAGTTCAATGTACGCTTGACGGTAGCACGTCGGATGAACCAACCCGCATTAGCTTGTTCGGCGCAACGAACTACGCGCAAGCTTGGCGTGAAGGCATCTACCATGCGGCGTCAAACGCATATCGCCGGATCATCGGTCAGCTTACTTCCGAAATGGAGGGCAAGCTTCTAATTCGTGGCGACGCTGTTACGGTTTCACATGATATGCCGAAATGGGGCAGCGCGGGCGAAGTCGAGTTTTACGACACCGCTTCACGAACGGTTCTGCTAACTGAACCCGGCAATTGGTCGAACGGTCCATTTTCGATTATCTTTTCGGATCGTCGCAATCGTCAATGGGGGCCGGTCGCTGTTACGCGCGGCGCAAGTAACTTCGAAGCGGTTATCGATGAAGACGCGCTTATAGATGCTGAAGCCGAATTCGGCCCGCTTGCGCCGATCATCGTCACTGACCCGAACAAGATCGCAACCCGGTTCATTCAAAACAATTCGATCATATTCGCAAAGCGGTTCGTCGCAACGTCGATCGTTCCGCAGGGCCTTGACCGATCGCAAATCGCGCTAGTGAACGACGATCCGCGCGTTTACACGGCTGACCTAGGCGTTCCCCCGGAAGAAGCTGCGATAGGCGGGCTAGGGCGCGATCCTAGCGCCCCTGCGATTGACGGCCTTCGTGTGACGCTTGATCCGTCTAGCGGCGCTTCCCCGGTGCTGCTGTCGGCATCGTGGGCACCGTCGCGAGGGGCAACCGCCTACGTCGTGCAATACAGCTATGACGGGGCTTCATACGATACCGTCTATGAAGGCTCGGGCACTTCGGTTACGTTTTTAGCGCAAGCGAACGACGTTATTGTTCGGGCTGCGGCGATCGGCAATGTTCGGGGGCCTTGGACATATGTTGAATATGACTTCGACCCCGAAAACAAAGTGCCTGAAGCCGTCACCGATCTTTCAGTTACGGTTGCGACCGACCAAAGCGTTGTTACCGCCGATTGGTTCCCCGGCCAATACGCTTCAGCGTATGCGGTCGAAATTGTAGTCGAGGCTTAATCATGGCGCGGGCAATCATCGAACAAGACTATGGCGATCCCGGCGACGGCGGGGGCAATCCCACGCCTAGCGATCCGACTGCGCCCGCCGGGAGCGTCAACAATCCGACGACGACTTCGCCGAATAGTAAGCTTGCGAAGATGGTCTTCGGCACGTCAACGCTGTTTACCGCCGATGAAATCAAAGCGGCTGGCGGGCCTTGGCCGAAGTTCAAGCTTCGGGTAACGTGCCTAAACAATTCCGGGCGCAGCGAAATTGTCGAATACACCTATAGCGACGTTGAACAAGCGCCGACTTCGCCGACACGCTTCAGCGTAGCCGATGGCGTCGGATCGTCTAACGTAACTTGGCGAAATCCGATCGATAACAACTACGGTTGGACGCGGCTTTATCGGAGCAATACGACGAACTTCGCCGACGCTGTTCAGATAGGCGGCGATATCGTCGGCGGGCTTGGCGCAGTTCAGACGGTGAACGATGCGCCGGGTGCAACGGGAACCTATTACTATTTCGTTCGATCCTTCAGCAATAGCGGGCTCGCGTCGCCAGTCGTCGGCCCCGATAGCGCGGTGATTAGCTAATGGCCGGAACAACGACGATCCGCAATACTGTCGCCGCTACTCGCAACGCCGACGGTTCGCTTAATCCTGTTATGCTGAAAGATGGTTCGCCGGGTTCGAACGGAACTTCAGGATGGACGCCAGCCCTTGCCGGAGAGTTGGACGGCACCCGCACGCTTATCAAAGTCATCGATTGGAGCGGCGGCACTGGAACTAAGCCCGCCGTCGGCGTCTATATCGGAACCGCAGGATACGTCACCGCTAAGGCCGACGCATTCAACTTCAATGCGATCAAGCGCGTCATGCCTTTTTCGGCAGTAAGCAACGCGCAAGGGATCGCGACGATTAACTACTCTTCAGCCAAGTTCGCGGCTGCGCCGGTTGTCATTCCCCTACCGGCAACGACTGCGGTTCTTTCCGGTCCTACAATGTCAACCGTTGTTGCGGGATCGGCGACGAAGGATCAAGTTCAGGTAAAGCTTCAGACGCAAGCACTAGTGACCGGACTTGTTACGCTGCTAGTCGGCGCAACGGCGAACGTCCTAGTAATCGAAAGCTAGTCCGCTTCGCCCCAATTCGGCCCCTTCGACATATCAACCCGAACCGGAATACGAAGCTGAATAGCGCCTTCCATAGTACGTTGAATGAACTCGAAGGCTTCCTTCGTCGCCGGGCTGTTGTCACGAACGCTATAGTCGTTTTCGTCATGCACTGTTAGTCGCGGAACTCCGGTGTAGTCGAACACACCGGAACGCAGACACTTAATCATGCCCGTCTTCATGATATCCGGTTCGGAGCCCTGAAACTTGTAGTTCACGCCGCGATACTCGAAAGCGCGGCGAATGTTAGACCCGTACTCCGCAAGCGCAGCATGATAGGGCAAGGGCATTCCGCGCGAACCGAAGTCGGCGGGCTCCCATTGATCGAAGCGCACCCGGCGACCTAGCAGCGTTCGCACATACCCGAAGGCTTGCACTTCGCGGCCGATCGCTTGCATTGTGGGCTTCACATATGGTGCACCCTTGAAGTAGGCTTCGAAAAACCCCTTCGCCTCTTCGTCGCCGAAACCTTCACCGAAATACGCGGCCGTCTTATACTTCAGCGACTTTTCAGATTGACCGTAAAGAAGACCGAAGTTCACGTTCTTCACCGGCCGACGACGAAACTTCCGCTGCGCTTCGTCGTTCGCATCCCAACCCAACAACGGGCAAACGTTGTCATATACCTTATCGTGATAATCCATGTTCGGATCATCGCAGTAGGCGGCGCGAAGTTCATTCGAACCGGGACCGACGGCGTAGTGCGCTAGAATGCGATAGTGAATTTGCGAATAGTCATACTTGCGCCATTCATGATGACCGCTATCAGGAATGCAAATCCGGCGAACTCGCTTGCCTAGCTTTGTTCGACTTGGGATATTCTGAAAGTTCGGATCAGACGACGCAAAGCGGCCGACTATAGTTCCGTTACTTTCGCCCTTCAGCGGGTGAAACTGCGGATATATCTTGCCGCCAATGTTTTTATTCAGGAAGTAGCTTTCAACGAACGTCGATCGCATTTTTTCATGTTCGCGAACATCAAGCAACAGTTCGCCGACCGGGTGTTCAAGCCCCGCAAGCCATTCCTTTTCGATCGACGGCCGACCTTCAGCACCGCGCGGATAGCTGACGCCTAGATGATCTAGCAGCTTGCCCACATGCCCCGACGACGACTTTTCGAGCGGGCCGAATTCGTGATTGATCCGCTGATATAGCTGTTGAATGTCGCCGCCTAGTTCCTTGTGCAAGGCTTCAGCAACGGGTACGTCAACCGACACGCCTTCGAGCCGCATTCGAACTAGCAGCGGGATTAGTTCATTCTCTAGCCGGAAGACTTCGCCTAGTTCCTGCGCCTCGATTTCGCGAAGCTGGCGTTCCATGATTTCAATCGGAAGCGCCGCGTCGTCTTCAGCGTAAGGGCCGACAAGCGACGGGGGAGCCCGATAGATATTCGAACGACGCTTCGTCGCTGAAACGTCGGGGTAGGCGCGACCAAGCCAATCGTATAGCAAGTTCGTCGTCTTGCCGATCCCTAGATATTTGCGACCTAGGGTTTCGAGTGCAACGCTATCCTCGCACAACAACGCTTCGCCGAACTGAACGTCATATAGCGGCCCGGCAACGTAAATGTCCTCTTCGGTCAGCCAACCGATATCGTACATTAGATTAGCGCCGGCCTTCGGCGTATGCGGGTTTTCTAGCACCGTCTTCAGGAATGGGAAGACCTTTGCCGGGTCTAGGTTCAACTCCGGTTGCACCTCATGCCTAACCGGAAAGTACCATTTGCCGGAGTTGCCGCGCGCGTCCTTCGCCGCCAGCGATACGCCGACGATATGCCCCCGGTGACGCGCCCAACCCGGCCCCTGTTCGGTCAACTCCGGGTCTTTGGTTTCCGTATCGACTGCAATAACAGTCGCGGCGGATAGGTTCGGAAAGCTGGCGGGCGGCGTCCAACCCGTATGCGGGATCGGTGGCGGAAGCCGGAGCGTCGCAAGCTTCTTCGGAACTATGTCGGCGTCATCGAAGAACATTAGCCGCGCATCTTCATAATGACACCGCGAACGTTGTCGCCGTAAAAGATCGCCGATTGCTCCGATCGGTTTAGGTCGATCCTCTTCGCGTGCGGTGCGATCATCTTCATGTATTCGGCGTTGAAGACGTGAAAGCCGGTCAACCCTTCGACCGGGTAGTCTGCGCCTACGTCTTCCGCAGGATGCGAGCGCACGACGCCCGGCCCTAGATACACGGCCGACGTTGCTGCGAACTTCTTCACCGCTTCGACGGCTTCGAATAGATCAGGCGGGCAATCAGGAAGATCGCCGGGCAAGCGCTGACCTATTTCTTTGTCTAGCAGCCGATCAATATCGGGGTACTCTTCGGTGAACATTTGCGAGCGCAGCCAAGCGCCGTCTTCGAAATAGAACGTCACTGACTTAGGACCGAAGCCGAACCCCGTCATCGGCTTTGCACTCTTCAGGATCGCCGTAATCGCCGCCTTGGGGATCGTCAGGTTCGGCGGAAGGTCGATCCCGTGGAAGAACTCGAAGCAAACGTGCCCGTTCGTGGCGAAGATCGTGTTCGCGCGCAACAGCGCAGCGGTTTCGATCCATCGCGTATTCTGATCGCCTTCCTTGATAACAGTCGTCACCGCAGCCATACCTTCGCGAATGCGATCATCAATCACGGCGCAGTTGATATCGGGCATGACTGGCGGCATTTCGGACTGATCGCGAAGACACGGGATCACCGCTCGAAGCTTGTCGCCTTTGACCGAAAGCGACCCGCTCGCGAGTTCGGTCAAATTCAGCGTATCGCCCGCCCGCTTAATCGCGTCGCTGAACTGCCCCAAGTGTGGGCATATCTGAATGTCTTCGTCAACCGGATGCCCTAGAGCAATCACCCCGTCAAATGCGACGATTTGCTGATTGCTGATACGGCAAAATTGCTGATACGGTGCGCCCTTGTCTTTGAAGGCGGGAAGAACGAATTCGAGCGCTGCGCCAAGCTTGGCGGTCGCGCTCGAAGCCTTCTTCTTTTTGTCACGCGGGTTCGCCATCGAAACGCCTCTTCAATCCTTGGGGATCGCGATAGTCATGAAGGATGAAGCCCGCTTCGGCAAGCTGTCCTTCGGTCAGCCATCGGGCTTCGCCGGAGCCTAACCAAAAGTAAGCGCTTCGATCGGGCGTGCATCCTAGGTATAGGACTTCATCGCCATGAACGATCGCATTCGTTCCACGACTGACGATTTCGGGGTTCTTCCCGCTGATATTCCAAAGGATGAAGGCGACTGCGCTTGTCATCTTCAGAACGGGATATCGTCGTTTTCGTATTGCGGACACCCGTAGGCGATAACTCGCGCCGGGGGCTGCGCTCCGAACTGACTGCAATGTTCGGTATTCTCGATAAACTTCATACACGTTATGCAAGTTCGCATGACACCGATAGCAGGCGACTTCAGCGCCGCAGCCGTTAGAGTTTCGGCGCTGATATGCACGCCTTCGGTAAACGTCGGTTTAATGACGCTGCGATCAACACCATTCGACATTAGAATTCGGCTCCCTTGACTTCAGGATAGGGCTTCTTATTCACCCAAACCCGGAGCGCTCTAGGGCTCCGCAGATAAGATGAATACTGCAATACTTCTTCGTTCGTTTCCGGCGGTTCGCCTTGATAGCGAGCGCGAAACCAATCACGGCCGATCTTGCGCATGAAGTTCTGTTCGCGAGTTCCTTCAGGCGCTTCGACGGTAACGAATTCATAATACGTCTTCAGGCCGCAATAATAACTTGCCTTGATGATAAAAGGATCGTTGTTCGTCCAACTGCGCCCGTCGGTCGATAGAGCCCGTTTCGTCGCTTTCGTAACATGGCGCGTATAACTCACCCGATCGACTGGAATGATTTCGACTTGCGGAACTGCGCTATCATCAAGCTTGATGATTTCGGCCGTGCTGGCGTGTTGCGTGATACTCGAACGCATATCGAATTCAGCGCCGCAGACGTGACAGAACCTTACCGACGAATGATTATAGTTACCGCAATGGGCACAAATCTTGATCGGAGCATCGCGAACCCCTGTCTTCTTATCGCCCGGCGCTCGCGGAATGATCGGATCGTTGATCGGCCCGCAACGTTCGATGTTTCCAACGAAGTCTAAAACGATTGCGTTTTCTTTAACGAACTCAAAGCCCGGAATATATTGATCGGGGTTGCGACAATCATAAGGACGTGTTGCCCGGCCGTTCTTTTGAACGTGCTTCGCTGCGGAGCAAGTCGCGCCTAGATCGCCGATTAAGTCAACGGGGGGATGATCGAAGCCGGTTGTTGCCATATCCTTGTTAATCAGCGCTCGCACTTCGCCCCGCTTAAAGGCACCGAATGCGGCGTCAACTTCAGCGTCTTTCATCTTTGAGTGAACGGCGACGCATGGCACGCCAAACGCTCCCGATAGCATTTGCTGAAGATGTTCGACGTGTTCGACGCCAGCGCCGAAGATCATCCATGAACGGCGGTTTTCACCATACTGAACGATTTCACGAAGCGCAGCATAGTTAATATCGGCGCGATCGGTGGCGTTCTGAAGCGCGCCTTGCCTGAAGTCGCCATCGGCCCCCATACCCACGGTTGATAGGTCGATCGCGATCTTGCGCGCCGGGTCAGACGGCGTGATTAGAGGCGCTAAGAAGCCTTCAGCTAGAAGTCGGGCGAAGCCGTCGATATCGCATATGTTGTAACAGATATCGGTGAAGATTTGCCCTTGTGTTAGCGTGCCCTGCCCAAGCCGAAACCACGTTGCGGTTAGGCCGACGACGCGAAGATTAGGGTTCGTCTTCAGACACTCTAGGATAAACTCGCAATACTGCCCTTCGGCTTTGTTGTTTATTAGGTGCGCTTCATCAACGATCAGCAAGTCAACCCATTGGGGCTTACCGCTGTTGTCGATCAGCTTTCCGATAAGCGACTTGATCCCGCCGAAGATCAGTTGCGCGTTTAGGTCTTTGCGCTTCAACCCGGCCGATACAATACCGACCGGGGCCTGCGGCCAAAGCTTTAACAGCGTCTTCGCGTTTTGTTCGATCAAGCGTTTGTCATGCGTCGCGATGACGACACGAAGGTTCGTCATGTTGCGGAGCATGATCGCAACCCAAATGATCCCCGATATTACAAGAGACTTGCCGGTTCCCGTGGGCATAGCGACAAGCGGGTTCGCCTTTATCGGCCGACCGTCTTCAGCTATTCCGCCAGTGTTCGCAAGATAGTCGAATACGGCTTTGACCGCCGCTTCCTGATACCATCGGGGCTGAAGAATAGCCATGTTAGACGATCGGCTTCCAACTTGCGCAGCCGTGCGGTATCACGTCGCCGGGGATCGGCGCGTTAGCTTCAGGGCTATGGAGTTCGCACCACCATTCCTTGCTTTCGATTGGCCGGGCATTGATGCAACTGCGGCAATTCCTTTCAAGGCTGTCGCCTAGATGGCAGATACCCGCGAACGAACACATTTTGCACTTATAGAAGGTTGGCGTATTGCTGATCTTCGACGGCGGGTCTTGATTGAAGATGATATAATCGGCTTTACGAAACAAGTCGTCGGCCTGCCCGTAGTCGAGTGCAACGATTTCGTAATAAAGTTCGTCATCGTTCTTATTGACTGCGGCATATAACCCGTAAGCGATCCCGTAGGCGCGACCATACGAAGACATTTGCTTAAAGTGCTGCGGCTTTGACTTGCGCATTCCATGCTTCTTCAAGTCTTTGAATGACTTGTCGTTATGCGTCTTGTATTCAGGAAGAAGCGGAATGTTGCCTAAGCCGTAGCGCTCCGGGGCGAAGGCGATGCTATCAAGGGAACCGCCGAAGTGCCCTTGTGCGCCTTCGATCCGATATTGCTTATCGGTTTCGGCGTCGAATTCGTGGATAGTGAAGCCGATCAGCCGAAGCCATTCGATCATGCGGGGTTCTTCAAGATGCCCCCGGTTCCACAAGCGGCGCATACGCCCGCCGACCTTCTCGCGAAGAACCCAACGAAAGTTATTAAAGCAATAGCGGGCGCATTCGTGCCCGATGATTGACGCGCCTAAATGACGACGGAAGCCTTCGGCGAAGTGTTCTTCACTCGCGGCTTCAACGTCGTCAGATATGCGCTTCGCCAGCGCTATGCGACCGGCTTCGGTTGTTAGATCAAACATGATGCCCGGTTCACTATTGGGAGAACTGCGAAGCTATCGAAACTGTAGTCGATGGCCGCAACGCTTAGATCAGCCGTCTTCGCAGTTCACCGAATAGCCGCTAATTGTCTTTCTTTGAATGTCTTCATCCGATGACAATTAGCGCATAAGGTTTGCAGATTATCTAATCTGTTATTCTTATGATTTCCGTCGATATGGTCAACGTCGAGTTGACAGCTATGATATTCAACTGTTGGACCACATATCGAACAATACGGCTCTTTGTTACGCCGATATTCAATTGCACGCTTAGTTCCGCTAAAACTTTGTTTGTTCGGCGGCCATTTCTTACGCGAGCAAGTTGAACACCATTTACGAACTTTCCCGTTGCCACGCCCTTGGCGCTTATTGTTACAACCTTCGGTGGGACAAACGGGAAAGTCATTCATAGGCGATCAGTAGCAGAATAGCCGGGGGTTACGCAATAACCCCCGGTATCCGTCATGCGCGCTGACCCCAACCTCCAGCCGCCGGGGCACCGCCAGCCGGGGCGCCGCCCTGTTGCCAGCCGCCGCCCGCCGGAGCGCCACCGCCAGCGGGAGCCCCGCCAGCACCGCCCCAACCGCCGCCACCGGCCGGAGCGCCGCCCTGCGCCTGCCCTGCGCCCGTGTCAGCGCCCGGAGCCGCCGACCACCCGCCGCCAGCCGGGGCACCGCCGCCCTGCGGAGCGCCACCACCGAAGCCGCCGCCCTGCGGCTGACCGCCCTGCGGCATGTTGCCGGATGCGCCGAACCCGGCCGGGGCGTTGCCGCCACCGCGCTGCGGCCCGCGCTGCGCCGCGTCTTGCACCGAAAGACCGTCCATCGTGAAAAGTGCGGTAACGTCGGTGTATTTGTCGCTTCCCGGCTGCGGAGCGATTTCGACCACGAACGGCTTGTTATGAAGCTGTTCAAGATCGGTGAACGCGCCGGTCCCGGTGACGGCGCAGTATGCCGAAAGCTGCGAATTCGCGATGCGAACCGTATCCGGGTTCGAATGGTGAACGTTCAGCCGGTCAGTCTTCGACGCGCCTTTCTGCGGCCCGTCGATCGCTGTCAGCGTCAGTGCGATGAAGCCGTTCTGACCATCCTTCGTGGGCTGAAGAACGTGCTTCGTGATGACGACCTGGTGACGCCCCGGCCCCAAGCTGTCACCGCCGCCGTAGGACGGCGCGAACTGCGCCGGATTGAATGAATAGGCTACCATATTCGTTACCCCTGCAACATTCGGTTAAACATATTGGTCAATCCGCCACCTGTTGCGGGGTCGGCGTTTTCCCATTCGGCAAGTATGCCGCTTCGATCCTTCGCCACGTTTTGCGGGTCAGGGGAAGTTCGGAGCGCGTAAAGCTTTTTGCCTTCCGCGTCATGAAACTGATTAAGCTGAAATACTTCATCGAAGAAGTACGGCGCAGCCTGCGCCAATTGCTTCCCCGGAAACGACGGCTGATTAAGCAATGCGCCCGTCGTGCCATCGGTGACGGTTTCGTTCTTCGCGAGAAAGACGACGTTCATTCCGTCGATATCGCGGAAGTCGCGAAATGCTTGAACAAGGATATCGCCCATTTCGCCGTAAGCCTTGCGAGGATCGCGGTTCTTCTTTTTCTCTTCCGCAAGGCAAACTTCGGCAATTTCGGACCCGCTGTCAAGCGCCAACGTGCCGATATTGCGACGATTGGCAGGCTTCAGCACAAATTCATATGCTTCGCGAAGTTCGCCGATCGTCCGAACCTGAATAACGGGAATGTTGAATTGCCGCAGCGACAAAAGCCCACGTTCGGCCGAAATGACGAAGGGCCGGGGCGCGCTGGCGATCAGCCGCGTCTTCCCCATGCCCGACTTGCCATATACAAGACACTTCACGCCCGCCTTTTGGCTGACTTGATTTGTCATGACGACTTGAACGGCCATTCGTTATTGCTCCGCTTTAATGCGATCACAAGCCATATCGAAATGGCGCGGATCAACTTCTATACCGACAAATCGTCTTCCGCTCCGAATTGCAGCGATTGCCGTCGTACCCGAACCCATGAACGGGTCACAGACTACGCCGTCATTTGTTGCTTCGATAGCTTTCATCGGCAATTCAACTGGAAAGGGAGCGGGGTGCTTATTGCTTCGGTCCGGTTTCATTACCCAAACATCGCCCAAGCCCGAAACGCCACGCGACTTCAAGCGAAAAGCTGACTTCGCTATGAGCATTATCCATTCGCTTGTCGGCATGAATGCAACAGGATTGTAATTCAACCCTCCCGGCCGAGCCCAAGTTATGATTTGGCGTAATTCAACTTCTTCGGGCAACAATTCAGTTGGCATCCACAATTTTGAGCCGACAACGCGAGCCTTATGGTTGAGAAAGATTGCGCCAGTTTCGGAAAGCCGTTGCCATAGCAGCAAAATGACTTCCCGTTGCCATTTAACGTATTCAGCCCAAGGCATCGCGTCCGAATGGTGCCCGTAAGCTACGCCGTTGCCGGAATTAGGGCCGAGTTTCCATTTCGCGCCACCGCCCGCGCCTGCGATGTTGCCGGGTTTCCAGTTACCTAGCGGCTTCCACGGCATCGCTCCTAAGTTATAGGGTGGACTTGTAACTACAAGATCAACCGAATCGATCGTCTTTAGAACTTCGCAGCAATCACCACGATAAAGAACCGCATCACCGATCTTCACTTGTTTAGTCGGCCAAGCCATGTTATTTCTTAGAGCCCTTGGGGGCTTCGATCGTCAGCGTCGGCGCACCATCAGTCGTTTCGATCAGCTTGTCGATTTCGGCCTTCACCGCGCGATGCGTCGGGTTGCCCGTGTCAAGCTTGTTATATTCCGACTTGCTGAACTCCGGGGTCCAAACGATGATGCGTTCGAACAAGAACGTCGCTTCGTTGCCAAGCGTGGGCATCTTGTCTTCAGCGGCGTCGATCGTGTCATTGCTGACGGCGATCTTATAGTTGACCTTGCGCACGCCCTTCAGCGCATAGCCGTTGTTCAGTTCGACGCGGTTCGTTCCTTCGTTCGCGTCGCCGCCGAACGCCCATTTGAAGGCTTCCTTGCGCGCTTCCATTTCGTCGGCCTTGGCGGTTTCGAGCAAAGCCTTCGCGGCTTCGTGGCGCGCAAGCGCAGCATCCCGAAGCGCGATGCCCTGCGGCGTCGTGCGATCGATCTTGACCGTCTGACCTTCGATGACAGTTTCGATGAAATCCGCCGGATTAACCGACTGCGCAGCCTGCGGTGATTGTCCCCATGCCATGATGCTAATTCCTTCTTCGTTGCCCGGTTCAGTGTTAGCAGACTATATGTCCTTGAAGCGTCCCTGCGGTCTGCCAGCGCCGCTTGCTGACCCTCATAGCCCCGGCGAATTGCTAGTCAACAACTATTTCGCATTGACAATCGGCGGGCGCGTCGCCTAGCCGTCGCCTATGACCTTGCTCGAAGAGACACGCGAGCGCCTTGCGCGCCGCTGCGGCCCCGCGACATTGAAAGAAGTCAGCGAAGGTTGCGGCATATCGCACGCATGGCTGTCCCGCTTTCATCGAGGTTTGATGCCTAATCCGGGCGTCATTCAAGTTGAAAAGCTTTGCGCGTATCTCCGCAGTTTGGAAGTTGTTGCGTGACATTCGATCGCATTCCCGCCGAAATGCGGGACTATCCGCAATGGGTAGTGTGGAAGTTCGAAGAGACTGACGGGGGCAAGCCGACGAAGGTTCCCTATTCGCCGCTATTTCGCGGCCATGCGTCAGTTACGAACCGGGGCACTTGGGGCACGTTCGATCAGGCTGTTCAGGCGTATGAAGGTGCGCAAGGTGAACTAGCCGGGATCGGCTTCGTCTTGACCCGCGAAGACCCGTTCGGCTTCATCGATCTTGACAACGCTTGGCAAGCTGACGCGAACGGCACATTCAAGTATCCCAACCCGCAAGAGATATTCGAGCGGCAACAGCGCGTCTTCAGCGAATTCGCCACCTATACCGAATGGAGCCCAAGCGGCACCGGGCTTCACTTGATCGTCAACACGCCGCCTGTCGCCAATGGCCGCAAGCGCAGCGCGATCGAAGTCTATACGCAAGAGCGCTTCATGACGATGACGGGCAACGTCTATCGCGAAGGCGCTATCGAAGAGCGCGGCGAACTGTATCATCTATTGTGGGCACAAATGGGCGGGCCTGCGGCGATCTATCGTCACGAAGGCAATGCGCCTGAAACGGCCGACGATAACACGATCATCATGCGAGCGCTCGAAGCTGCGAACGGTGACAAGTTCCGCACGCTTCTTCAAGGCGATTGGAGTTCGATCTATTCGTCGCAATCTGAAGCCGACTTCGCGTTCGTTGATATCGTCGCATTCTACACGCAAAACCGCGAACAGATTGAACGTATCTTCTTAGCGTCGCCGCTTGGCGCTCGCGATAAGGCGAAGCGTCGCAATTATCGCGAATACATGATTAACAAGGCGTTCGATCGCCAGCTTCCGCCCGTCGATATCGAAGGGCTCGCGATGCTGAAGGCGCAGTTTGAAGCGATGATTGCGAGCGACCCGGCAAACATCGGGACGGCAAGTGAGGAAGGACCGTCACCCGCCGCCCCGGCCGTTGAACCGGGCAAGGCTCTAGCAGCGCCGCCACCGATGACGCCCGCATTCGATCCTGTCAAGCTATTCCCGCCGGGTCTTGTCGGAGAGATAGCCGAATTCATCTATGCCGCAGCGCCACGTCCTGTTCGCGAGTGCGCCCTAGTCGGCGCGATTGGCCTAACCGCAGGCATCATCGGCCGCGCGTATAACGTCAGCGGCACGGGCCTAAACCAATACGTCTTGCTGATCGCGCCAACGGGCACGGGCAAAGAAGCCATCAACGCGGGTATCTCGAAGTTGATGAAGCAAGTCGTCGGCACGATAGAAAACGGGATCGCATCGGCACGCCAGTTCGTCGGCCCGGCTGAAATCCGCTCCGATGCTGCGCTTCTTAAATGGCTGGCGAAATCGCCGTGCTTCGTATCGGTTACAGGCGAGTTCGGTCTTCGGCTGAAGAGCATGGCGCAGCCGAACGCATCGTCATCCGAAATCGGCCTGAAGCGCGTGCTACTCGACCTTTATGGCAAGTCGGGAAACGGCAACGTCCTTAATCCGATGGCGTATAGCGACAAGGAAAAGAACACCGATCCTATCGCAAGCCCCGCATTTACCCTAATCGGCGAAAGTACGCCTGAACGCTTCTATGAAGTGCTAGACGAACATATGATTAGCGAAGGGCTGTTGCCCCGCTTCCATACGATCGAATACCGGGGCAAGCGCCCGCCGCTGAACAAGTCGCACGTCAACGCGCAACCGACCTTCGGCCTTGTCGATAAGATGAAGATTATCATCGGACATTGCCTCGAAATCATGCAAAAGGGCGGGGCGCAGAACGTGCATATGACGAAGGACGCTGAAGCGCTCTTCGATCAGTTTAACGACTATTGCGATACGTCGATCAATGATCCGCAGGCACGCGAAACGAACCGCCAGCTATGGAACCGTGCCCACGTTAAGGCGATGAAGATTGCCGCACTTGTCGCTGTTGGGAACGATCCTTACGCGCCCGTGATCGACTTCGATACGGCACAATGGGCAACGTCGCTTGTCGTCGCTGACGCTGAAAACTTGCTGGCACGTTTCGAAGCTGGCGAAGTCGGTTCCGGTGCGCTTGGCGCGTCTGAAGCTGCGCAAATCAAGGATATGAAGAAGATCATTACGCTTTGGCTGACCGGCGATCCTAACGGGCTGAAGTACGGCGTATCGCCCGATATGGCGCGCGACGGCGTGATCCCGCTATCAGCGCTGACCCGGCGCTTGATGGCCGTCGCATCGTTCCGCACTGATCGCCTAGGCGCAACGAATGCAATCAAGCGTGCATCGCAGTTCCTTCTAGACGCTGACGAACTTCGCGAACTTCCCAAGGCGCAGGCGCATTCGAAATATGGTGCTTCAGCCCGCATGTTCATAGTCGCGAATATCGGGGCGTTCAGGTGATTGGGCGAGTTTAATAGCGGTTTAATGGCAGTTTAATAGCTAAATGGCTGATTTGCTTGGGTTTTCGGGTTTAATGACCGGGGGGTCAGGTAGGGGGAAGCGGGAGGGATCGGGGCTCGCATTCGTCGCATTCTACTATACTATCTATCTATTAAACTATTAAACTTATTAAATAACATGGATAATCAATGACTTAGCCGCTAAATCAGCCCTTAAAACCCCTTAAATCGACCTTCAGGGCAAAATGCGACGATATGGGGGTTGACAGCGGCGATTGCGGCACCTAGATAGAGTTCATCAACACCGGGCAAGGAACACGACGATGATGACGGCAAATCAGCAACTCACTTCGCGGCTTCACGCGCTGACGACGCTTATGCGGCCTGTTGCGACGGTTCATGATTGCGCAGCGAAGGCGCATTGCATTGCGACGATTGTTGCCCCGGCTTTCGCTGGTGCATTCGCCTTGCCTGACTACAGCGGTTTGTCGCTGCCAGAAATCGGCGCAGTCATCGCAGCCGATTACGATCGTCGCTACGCTTTGCCGCAGTCCTATTACGATCGCGATACGTCGCATTGGGCCGGGCGCTGATCGACCTAGGGGCGGCTTCGGCCGCTCCGCATAGCGGAGTAAGTATTATGGGATTGCATGGACCTTCAGTTGGCGAACCGGGATATCTGCCCTACTGCGGCGGTTGCCCCGGTCTTGTGCGAATGACGCGCGGCCGATCAGCTTTCGAGTGTAAGCGGTGTGGCGCTTCATCGCGCAACGTCAACGGTATCGATATGTTCGATCAGACTGCGCCGAAGCGGGCAACTGATCTATGCGACGATCGTTGCGCCAGCCTTCGCGGATATCCTTGCAACTGCGCAATGGCGGCGTTCGGCCGGAGTGTGGGCATTGAAGAAACCCAAGCCTGTTCGCGCGGCGAACATCGTTATATCACTGGGCGGCGCGACTGCCCGCATTGCGGGGCTGAACTTTAATCGTCGCATTCGTTGCAATCGTTGTTGACAGCTTGAATAGCTACGGTTATCTAGAGTGGACAGTCGTCACTTATCTGAACGGTAAGCCGCATTGGAGGGAATACGCATGAATGCCTTTGAACCGGGCGAAGTTGCCGTTCTGTTGCACAACAACGGGGGCCGATTGTTCATCGTACATTCGACCGATGGCGATGGTCGGATCGTGGAACGTTCTTCGCTCGAAAGTCAACAGAAATACGCTTATGGTATCAATTCGGTGCAGCTTGTGAAGGTTGCTTCGCTCGAAGCCGCTAACGCTCTAGTGCAATCGTTGAAGATGGCACAACAGCGGTATGAACAAGCATTTTATTCACTTCAGGCTAAACGAACGCGCGAGTTCGCAGCCGCAATCAAGCCGTATCTCGACATAACGCCTCCTTCGATGCCGATCGTATGCGCCGGATGCCTGAAGCCCGTCACGTTCGATGTAGTCCTAGGTACGGGCTGCGAATGTTCGAAGCGGGAGCGCAGCTAGTGGCAACCGCGCTGACCGGGGCGCAGAAAGCCGCCATGATCCGCGCTAAACGTCAGCCGAACTACGTCGATACGCCTAGGTATGTCACCGCAGTTGCGCTAGTGAGGCGCGGTTATGCGACGTGGCATGACTATAAGCGCGGCGTCATTCGGCTGAACTTGGCCGGGGTTCGCTTCGCACGCTTCGGGACAACGATCGATGACGCTCCGCATACTTGAATTCGCCGGTTACGATGGCAACCGCATTGCGATCCCGTTCCTTGAAATAATCGGTATCAGTGAAGAAGACGGCGGTTGCACAATACGGTCGAAGAGTGATACGCATCGCGTTACGGCATCGTATGACGAAGCCAAGGCGGCAATATGGCCGCAGCCTGCGCCTAAGCCCAGCGGCCGGGTGCGGGTGTTTAAGAGCGAAGGAACCGGACAAGATGAACCTTGATGAAGCCTTGAGCGAATGCACCGCAGGCGCACGCATTACGGCCCCGCATATGCAACCCGGCTGTTACGTCGAACATAGCTTCAGCCGGGGCTATCTGCGCTGTTGGCCGGTTGCGAGCGCGTCCGAAGAGCCGCAGCGCACGCAATGCGACTTCATGACGAAGGCCGATGACAGCGCCGCAGATTGGCGCATTCTCGAAGCCGCTGAACAGTATCCACCTAAACCGAAGCTTACTGGCGGTTGGGGCGTATTAACCCCAAACGCGCAATCGCAGGAGCAAGGCCGGGCGCTCCGCAAGCCGCCTGTCGGTGACGTGCTGATTGTCGATTACGCATCGACCGACGCGGCTCCGAGAGTGTGGGCATTGTCCCCTAAGCCGCTTGACCCTCGCAAGGGTGGATGGTAAGCAATCGTCGCATAAAAAGAAGGACCGGGCAATGGTTACGCATTATGACTATAAGTGTTGGTTTATTGGTATGACGCCGTGGGGGTGGCAGGCTTGGGAACCTGAACACGATGTTTATAGATTCGGCCGCACTCGCGCTGAAGTTCAGGCCGCAGTTGATGAATGGATCGAAGAGAATGAACCGCAGTCGGAGTACCGGGCCGTTCCGGGTTTCGGTATCTTTTATGCGTTGATTGCAAGCCTGTTGCTTTGGGCTGCGATCTTCATCGTATGGCGTTACTGCCATGGGTGATATGGGCGATATCTTTCGCGATATGCGCGAAATGAAGCGCGGCCTTAAGCGCGAACGTGCCGAAGGTCAGCGCAGCTTCATCGAAAGTCTTCGAGCGCGAGCGACATATATGTCGATCTTGCCGGGCGGCTTTCGTTTCGTCTTCAAGAGCCTGTTAGGTGCGGAAACGTTTGACTATTGGCCGTCTTCGGGCAAATGGTGCGAATTGAAGGTGCGCCGGTATCGTCAAGGCGAGCCCGGCCTTCTTCGCAGACTTGATGAATTGGGGGTCGAACATGAACGTACTGAAGACGACGCCGCAGGCTTGCGCCGTTTCCTTGGCGTCGCCGCCGCGTAGGCGCGTCGCTGAATTCAACCTTCACCTTATCACGTCGGCGTCGCGGTTGCCGTATATCTATCCGGTTTGCAATGCCGACTGAAGGTCGATCGCAGCCCGTGATTGATCGATGGTTTAGCGATGCGCTAGGCCCATCGTTCAAAAGCGGGCTTCAGCGTGAATTGCTCGAATTCCTATGCGGTCAGCGCTTAGGGCACGGTATGTCGCGTGAAGTCTTCCGCTTCACTCCGCATCCGGGCTACGTCATTAAGTTCGAAAGCATCGAACACCGCTTTCAGAACGTTGAAGAATATCGCACTTGGCAGGAAGTCGAACATACACCGCACGCCAAATGGTTTGCACCGTGTCATTCGATAAGCGGTTGCGGGCGGATCATGCTTCAGCACTACGCCGAACCGATCGCAGCTAGTCGGCTCCCGGCTGAAGTGCCCGCGTTCTTCACTGACCTGAAGGCGTCTAATTGGGGGCATATCAACGGGCAACCCGTCGCACTCGACTACGGCCGAACCCGGTTGATGGTGACGGGCATGACGAAGCGCTTGCGCAAGGCGGATTGGACGTGACGCCGCCTGAACTCGCGGCATCGAACACCGAACACGCGCATCAACGCGCGCTTTTCGCATGGGCGCAGATAGCCCGGCGCTATGGCTTCACCGCCGCAGACGATCCCCGCTGCTATAGCGAAATGGGCTATCCGCAATCGACATACGGGATCAATCTGCGATCGGAGCCTAACCCGTCGGGCAAGGGCTTGCGTTGGATTGACGATGGCGGGCGCGAGCCGATCGAAGAACTCGAATGGCTTCACGCGATCCCCAACGGCGGGCGCAGGGATGGCTTCACCGCAGCCTTGATGAAGGCTGAAGGCGTGAAGAAGGGCATATGCGACGTGTTCCTTCCCATGACGTGCCGCGCCTTCGCCGGGCTCTATATTGAAATGAAGCGGCCGAAGGCGAAGGGTCAGCGCAATGGGGCAACGTCCGATGTTCAGAACGAATTCATCGCATACGCCCGGCGGCAAGGATACGCGGTAAGCGTTTGTTTCGATTGGCTGGCGGCGTCACGCGAAATCGTCAAATACGTTGAACAATGTCGATCGCAAGGTTGACAACCGTATTCGGCGCAGTATGTAGGGGCTTCCACTAGGAAGGAACCGGGCAAATGAACTATGCTGTTGTGTGGCCGAAGGGCGAACCTGAAAAGCTGTAATGGTCAGCAATCGTCTAACTGTCGGCATCGTATCGATGGGAATACGTTTTGCGGGTAAACAACCCGTATGGGTCTATAGCGATGAATGGACCGATCCCAACGATAAGCATCCGCGTGATGCTGTTCAACTTGCTTGCGAAATCGAAGAATAGTCGTGCGGCGCTGGCAACCGGTGGGCAAGACCCGTCAGCAAGTTCGGGAGCGGATTGCCGATTGCCATACGCCGCCACGTTGTCTGTCGCGCCGGGAAGGCGATGAATGGACGTGCCCAACTTGTCGGCTTCGTTGGGATATCGGCGAAGTTCGGCCCGATTGTCCGAAAGGCAACTGATATGATTACGATCGCGTTCAGCAACGGCGACCTTCGGACCTTCGGCGCGTGGTGCCGCCCGGCCGTCGTTCAGGCGTATTGCGATAAGCACGGCATCACCGCCGAAATCGTCGCCTTTACCCCGCGTTAACACCTTCGCGCTAGGATCATCGCAGCAACGAAAGGAACCGTCATGGACGCGCTCGCATACGCTCGCATCAACTACGCTGAAGCGGCTTATTATGACGGCAATCATTGTCAACACGTCTCGGCGTTCATCGATCATCTAGTTTGGGAAGAGCGGCGCAAACGGCTTAACCGGCTATACGCATCTAATCGCACTTTTCCTAAATTGACCGCTTGACGCTATCGCAATCGCCGCATATATCGTTCGCATAGCACGAAGGAACCGGGCAATGGCAAACGAAGCTGACATTCGCATCCTCGGCGGGCTCCCCATCACCGTCGAATACACCGTTCAGGGCGCAGAACCCGACGTTGGGATCATGCAAGCTGGCGTCGAAGAATGGTGGATTGTGGCGGTGAACGGGCGTTACCCGAAGAAGGGTGCGAAGGCCCCGTTCGCATGGCTCGAAAAGCGCGTTGCCGCTCGCAAGGGCGAAGAAGAGCGCATTCGTGACGAACTGAACGAAATCGCGGCGTCCGACGACGGCGGTTATTACAAAGACTATTGAGCGTCGGCGCGATCCCGGCTAGTGTGGGCACCGGGCAACATGCCCACACAAGGAAGGACTAGCAGCATGGGCAAGTATCATAGTTTCGGTAAGCAAATCGTTCACGTCGAAGACGAAGGACAGCAAGTCCCGATCGAAACGCATATCGCAGACGCCGCAGACAACGAAAAGGCACACTTCCTCGCAGCGGCGGCGAACGCATATCGTGAACCGGATATGCCGCTGTTCGATACGCATCCCGATCAGACTTCGCCGATGACGGTCGGCCGGGAGCAATTCGAAGACGACGGCACGGTCGATCGGCTGAAGACTCTTCACGAAAGCGGCCGGGCTGCGGTCAAGGCTGCGATGGGCGAAAGTCTGTTGCGGGAGCCGACGAAAGCGCCGCAGGGCACCGGGGTGCCGCCTTACGGCTTCAAGCCCAAGGGCTTCGCCTAAGCCCTAGGAACGGGCGGCGGCGGGTGCTATCTGACTACGGCGGCGCGTGCCGCACCTTTCGAAAGGAATGAACGTGGTTGACAAGGCAGCACCCGCCGCCCCCGACAAGGAACAGGCGGCGCAGGACGCGAAGAGCGTCGAGAAATCGACAACGATGGTCGATACGGGCGTCGCATCGGCGAAGTCGCCGAATGACCCCGGCGAAAGCAAGGGGACCGACACGAAGGACGAAACCGCGCGCGAGTTCGTCAAGGTAGGCAAGTCGGCGAAGGACTATATCTCCGACTTCGACGCCCCGTCGGGCGACAAGGTTCGCGAACAGGAAGGCGCAGTCGATCGGAAGAACGGCCGCGAGAACATCACGAACCTTGCCGAAGGTAACAGCAATCACAACACCGTCGCGGGCGTCAACCCGGTCAGTGTCGCGTATGCCGATCGGCCCGACTACAACCCGCAGCGTCGGCCTTCGTCGCGCGCCAATCAGCAATCATCGATGGGCGAAGCCCCGCAGATGATGGCGGCGCGCGTCGATGCGAAGAAGGAAAGCCCGACTGCGGCCGAAATCGTTCATGAACGTCGCAATGCGACCGACGAAGAGCGCGATCGGCCGTTGCGCGGCGTCGATAGCCCGTACATGGGCGAAATCTGATGGAAGACGCGGGCAAGCCCAAGGTTGACTATAAAGCGATCTTCGCCAAAGTCAGCCGCAATCGCGACAAACTTGACGCTTGCCCGCGTCATCTATTCGCGCCGTTTCCGCTCGAAGCGATCCGCTTAGGGGCGAAGGTCGAATGCAAGCGCTGCGGCGGTCAAATGGACCTAGTCGCGCTGAACTTCTATATTCGCGGGTTCGAAGCCGCCGGGCGAAACGGGAACGACATTCTCCCCAGCTGGAAGGACAGCGCAGACGATGGAACACCCGCAAGACGAACATTCGTCGCAACCGACGATTGAAGAGCGCAGCGACGAAGAACTTCTAGCGCTCGAAGTAGGGCCGATCTTCGGCCCGCCATCGCCGCAATGGGCCGCGTATGGCTTCCGCACCTTGACCGAATTCCAGCGTTGGGCTAGTCTTCGCCGCGCTGCGCACGAAGCTTCGCAACCGTCGCGGGTGCTGATACCCAAGCCGCAGCGCTGAAAGGAACCGGGCAAATGGCTTACGAAATCGTTAAAGGGGTTGAACTTCCGCAAATTAAAGTTGGTTTGATAAACCCGGCTCTTGCTGTAGCGGAAAAGCTAAAACCCGACGAAGGTTTTTACGCGCCTAAGGGCGAAAGAACTTTAGCACAATGGCGACAGTTCGCGTCGAGGCTCAATAACAGGTTTCCGGGTAGAACGTATAGAGCGGCGCAGATCAAAGACCGCATCTTCATTAAAAGAATAAAGTGATGAAGGCGTCAAACTTCTATACCGATGAATGGGGCGTTGTGTGGGCATATGAAGGCCCTGAACTCGCGCCGGGCGTTATCCCCGATCGCAGCCATATTCGGCCGGTATGCTTCCCACACTCTGACTTCACGAACCTTATAGGTGCTTCGCTGTTGCTCTATCGGGTCAACGAAGCGACTGAAGCGGCACTGTCAACCTTTATCGAACTGTTAGAGCAACACGGCGGCGACGATGGCGTGAATGCCTTCCTAGAAATCGCCGCCAATCTGAAACTTGCGCGCCGCGCGGCCGATGAAGGTATCTCGAAACTTTTTCCGACGACGTGAATTATTGTGTTGACCGGCGCGCAATCACCGCATAGCGTGCTTTTCGTCAGCCGGGCAGTTACGGCTTGAACAGAGGAAGGAATTCGAACATGGCACTGAAGAAGGCATCGCTCGCACTCGTTTCGACCATCGCGCTTGCGATGGCGTCCGATCCGTTCTACGCGCTGGCGACTGAAAAGGAAGCCAAGGAACTGACCGACGGCGGGTTCGCCGAATTCAACCCCGAAATTCGCGACGGGGCCAAGATCGCGATCCGACTGACCGACGAAGGACTGAAGATGCCCGAAGCGAACACCGGCGGCGACGCCAATACCGACACGACCGGCGCAGCGCCGAACACCGATCCGGCGAACACCGATCCCGCGACCGCGCCGACGGCGGTTCCGTCGAATGGCTTCGCGATCATCGACAACGCCAGCCTGCCCGGCGCGTCGCGCGGCGGTCGCAACGGCCCGGTCTATCCGTTCGATGACCTGAACGTCGGTCAGTCGTTCTTCGTGCCCGCCACGTCGGACAAGCCGGAGCCCGCGAAGTCGATCGCCAGCACCGCCACGTCGGCCGCGAAGCGCTTCGCAACCCCCGTGACGAACGAAGACGGTTCGGCCGTCATGGAGACGTACAAGGTCAAGGGCGTCGAGAAGACGCGGCCGAAGATGAACGAAACCCGCAAGTTCGCCGTCAAGACGGTCGAAGCGGGCAAGTCCTACGGCGCATGGACGGCCCCGGCGAACGGCGCGCTCGTTCAGCGCACGGCCTGACGCCTTCGCCGCAGTCAACCCCTCGCTGCGGCGTCGGGAGCCCCGTCGGTCTTCGGATCGGCGGGGCTTTCTTTTTGCGCCCGGTCGGCGTAGTGGAACGTTAATGAATATCCGATGTAGGGGCGTTGTGTGATTGACGAACAGTTCATGCACTTGGGAGCGGCCTTCGTCGGTGCGGGCCTGTTCGCGATCCCTCGTTATCTGTCTGCGGAAAGCACCGGAGTTCGACCGATTGTGACAGTTGCGACGGCTCTAAGCATGGGTGTTGCGGCTTCACCGATCATTGCCCCTGTCGTCGGCAAGATGATTGCGTTCCTTTGGACGCCAACCCATGAACCCGCCTATTTCGCAGTTGGGTTGTTAATCAACCCGCTTGCTCCGGCCTTCATCAAGAAAGCCGAAGAAATCATTGCGAACTTGCCGGGTTCGTTTCCTTGGAGCAAAAAGCCATGACTGAAGCACTCGTTACCGGGCTCGAATTGTTCTTCGCCGGAGCCTTGGGGCTCTTTCGGGTTCTTATCCTTGAACCCCGAATGTCGAAGTATCCGTCGTCTTCGCTTATTACGCGATCGACAATCTATCTGTTTTCGGCCGGGTGTTGCATCATCGGCTTTCAGCTTCTTTGCGTATGGCATAGCGGCATCATTGCCGTTCCGCCGGGGCCGCAGTCGAAGCTTCAGTTACTCGCGCATTTGACGCTGATCTATAAGTTCGGCATGACGTGGAACCTTCTTCGCCAGCGTCTTCCGGCGAGCGTATGGGATCGCCTGAACCGCATGAGTGCCAAGGCCCATTGTTGGCCGCGATAGCCGGGAGTTCGAACTATGATGACGCCTGAAGCATTCGCCGACGATTTCATCTTTCGTTGGGAAGATGGCAAGTCGAACGATCCGGCGAAGACGCATTCAATGCGCCGCAACGATCGCGGCAATTGGACCGGCGGCGCGATCGGAGCTGGTAAGCTGATCGGATCAAATCACGGCGTCACGCCCGTCGCACTCGCCGCATACCGCCGCGTCAGTGTTGATGAAATCAGCGTCGCAGTCATGCACGCGCTGACCCGGCCGGAAGCGGCGCGGATCGCAATCGCCAACTATCTGCGCAGCCCCGGCTTCGATCGGCTCGATTGGAGCCCGCTTATCGCGTCGGTCTTCGATTTCGGTTGGGGCGCGGGGCCGGGCACGTCGGCGCGCAAGCTTCAGGGATTGGTCGGCGTCAACCCCGATGGCGCAATCGGGATGCTGACCGATGGCGCAACCGACAAGTATGTCGCGAAGCACGGCATCGAAGAGACGTGCCGCCGGTTCGCCGCTGTTCGGCTCGCATATTACGAAGCCGTCATCGAAGCGCACCCGGAGCAAGCGGAGAACCGCAACGGTTGGCGCAATCGCACGAACTACTTTCTTTCGGGCGATCCCGAAGGATGGTGGAAGCGCTTCAACGCCTAGCCGGAGTGTGGGCATATGTCATGGGCAATCATTCGCAAGTTCGCGCCGTTCGTCGCCATCGCATTGTTGATCGGCGTCTTCCTTTGGCAAAGGAATTCGTTAACCGACGTTCACGCCAAGCTTGACGCGAAGAGCGCCGAAGCTGCGCAACTCGCGAAGGCGAACGAAGCGAACGCGAAAGTCATCGAAGGCTTTTCGCAACAACGGATCGACAACGACGCTATCGCAACCGCAGTCGCGGCGAAGGTAAGCGGCAATGCGACCCGCGAAGTTCAGACACAAACGATCATCAAAGAGGCGGTGAAGAATGACCCGACTGTTCGCGCTTGGGCTGATAGCCCTATCCCTGACGGCGTGCGGAGCGCGGTCAACGCATCCCGTTGAATTCATCCCGGCTCCGGCTGACGTACCCGACGCGGCGCTTGTGGTGCCCTGCGATCGATCCGAACAGCCGATCGCCACGAACGGCGAAATGGCCGACGAACTGACCCGCACGCGCCGCCAGCGCGACGACTGCGCCGATCGGATCGACGGCGTTCGTCAATGGCGTGGCGACGCCCTGAAGCGCTCCGAAGCCGCCGCAAACGCCTTGCCGAAGTAGGCGGGATCGCATAGGTTGCGCGTATGTCATGGAACGCGCCGCCCCCGATCTTCGAAGGTGAAGACGAACGCGAACTGAAGCTTCGCTATGCTCGCCTTTTAGCGGCGCATCCCGAACGGGCCGGGCAGATCGGCTATGACGTGTTTCCCGGCCCGGAGAACTACGGCCGGGCACTTCAGGCGCAAGTATGGCAACATGATCCGATCGTTCGCGCTGAACTCGAAAGGCTTCAGGATGCGGGCGAAGCTGACGTGCTGTTGCCCACGAAAGAACAGTTCGCGAAGGAAGTCTTAGACACCGGCCGCGCCGCAGGCGATCCGAAGGATAAGGTTGCCGCGTTTAAGCTTCACGCCGAAGTCATGGGCTATATGCCGAAGGCTGGCGTCAACGTCAACGTCGATAACCGTTCGCAGACGATCAAGGTTCTTCGTGTTCCCGCATACGGGTCGAGTGACGCCTTCCGCTCGCGGTTGAAAGAACAGCAAACGAAGCTGATCGCGAATGCCCGCTCAAGCAATAGCTGAACCCGAAGTCGTCTTCGAAGACGTATGGGAATACATACCGGATAGTTCGCAGGAACTAGCCCTAGGGGCCGACTGTTCGCATATCCTCTATCATGGCGCACGCGGGCCGGGCAAGACCGACACGCAATTGATGCGCTTCCGGCGGAACGTGGGGATCGGGTACGGTTCCTATTGGCGCGGCGTCATCTTCGATCGCAAATATAAGAACCTTGACGACTTGATCCTGAAGTCGAAGCGATGGTTTCCGCGCTTCGATGACGGGGCGAAGTTCCTCGAAAGTGCCAGCGCATATAAATGGGTTTGGCCGACGGGCGAAGAACTGCTATTTCGCGCATTCGAAAAGCCCGATGATTATTGGAACTATCATGGGCAAGAGTTTCCTTTCATCGGCTGGAACGAACTTTGTAAATATCCGAAGAGCGATCCTTACGATGCCATGATGTCTTGTAACCGTTCATCATGGACGCAAGAGAAAGACAGCGAAGTCGGCGAAGACGGTGAATATCTGCTAGGGCCTATTCCGCTCGAAGTCTTCAGCACGACGAACCCTTACGGGGCCGGGCATAATTGGGTGAAGGAACGCTTCATTGACGCGGCTCCGGCTGGCGACGTGTTGGAAGTGACAACGCGCGTCTTTCACCCGGCGCTGAAGCGCGATGTTGATATTACGAAGACGCAAGTTGCGATCTTCGGTTCGTATAAAGAGAACATTTATCTATCGCCTGAATACGTTGCTGAACTCGAAAAGATCAGCGATCCGAACAAACGCAAGGCTTGGCTCGAAGGCGATTGGGAAATCACCGCAGGCGGCGCGCTAGACGATGTTTGGCGCAAGGCTATTCATGTTATCCCGCGCTTTGCGATCCCGCCGACGTGGCGTGTTGATCGCGCGATGGATTGGGGCTCTTCGCATCCCTGTTCGATCGGATGGTTTGCCGAAGCCAACGGTGAAGAAGCGATCGTCGCACTAGCTGACGGAACTCTTCGTTCGTTTTGCCCGCCAGCCGGAACACTTGTACAAATCGGTGAACTCTACTTCGCCGAAAGCTTTACGAAGAACGTTGGGCTGCGCCTAGGGCCGACTGCGATATCTGAAAAGATCATCGCATATGAAATCCGACTTATGGAAGAAGGTTGGGTTATCGATCAGCCCTGGCCGGGGCCTGCGGATAATCAAATTCGCAACGTGACGGATAGCGAAAGCGATACGATCGAAACGAAGTTCAAGAATGCGGGAGTTCGTTGGACCGAAAGCGACAAAGCGCCGGGTTCGCGGAAGAACGGTCTTGAACTTATTCGCGATCGTCTTCGGGCTCCATATGATGAACCGGAGCAACCCGGCTTGTATTTCATGGAGAACTGTCTAGCGTCGATTGCAACATTGCCGCCGCTCCCGCGTGATGAAGATGATCCCGACGACGTTGATACGGATGCGGTCGATCACCCTTACGATATGGTGCGGTATCGTGTATTGAAGGGCGCTAACCGCGTCGTTACTAGCCTGAACGTGTCGTTCGCCAGATAGGAAGCCGCCAATGCCTAACGTCGGATTTGTTCGCGATGAAGTTCGGCGTCGGTTGCCGCAGTATGAACTAATTCGCGATTGCCTCGCGGGCGAACATCAAGTGAAGTTCAGGAAGACGCGCTATCTTCCGATGCCTTCGGCCGAAGACACGTCGAAGGAAAACGTATCTCGATACGATACCTATCTTGCGCGAGCGATGTTCTTCGGCATGGCCGAACAGACGCTTTCCGGCTTCGTCGGTCAAATCTTCATGCGCGAGCCGACGGCGAAGGTTCCTGCGATCCTGAAGGCCGTCGTTGACGACGCGACCGGCTCCGGGGTGCCGCTGAAGCAACAGGCGATGGCGGCGGCGTCGCATGGGCTCGCATACGGGCGGCTAGGGCTATACGTCGATTATCCGGTGACGAACATCGTTGCCGCTGACGGAACCGACGAAGAACAGCCCGCAACGATCGCAGATATCGAAGCGGGTGACGTGCGACCGACGATCCGCGTCATCGAACCGTGGGATTGCCTGAACTATCGGGTCAAAGCGCGCGGGGCGAAAGTCATCTTGTCGCTTGTCGTCTTTCGCGAAGATCGCATCATTGACGACGACGGCTTCGAGACGAAGACAAAGGATCAATGGCGCGTTCTGCGCCTTGACGAAAACGACGAATACGTCATCGAAATCTATCACGCGCGTTCAGGGCCGCAGCCCGCCGAACGATACGAACCGCGTGATGCGAGCGGAAAGCGGCTGACCGAAATTCCGTTTACGTTCGTCGGATCGATCAACAACGAAGCGACGCCGAATCCGCCGCCGATGTATCAGCTTTGTTCGATTAACATTCACCATTATATGAACTCCGCTGACTATGAAGAAAGCGTGTTCATCGTCGGACAGCCCACGCTTGCGGCGGCGGGGCTTACCGAAGAATGGGTTACGAAGGTGCTGAAGGGGCGGCTCGCGATGGGCGCTCGCGGCGGCATTCCGCTTCCCGTCGGCGCATCGATCGAACTTCTTCAGGCGCAGCCGAATACAATCGCCAAAGAAGCGATGGATAAGAAGGAAGATCAAATGATAGCGATCGGGGCGAAGTTTCGCCGTCCCGATCAAGTTCAGCGCACCGCAACCGAAAGCGATATCGACAACGTGTCGGAGACTTCGGTTCTGTCGAAGGTAGCGCAGAACGTCGCATCCGGGTTCAAATGGGCGCTCGAATGGTGCGCCGTGTTCGTCGGCGCTCCCGAAACCGGGATCGACTATGATATGAACACCGAATTCGATCTAGTCAATCTGACGCCCGAAGAGCAAAACGCGATCGTCGCTGCGTGGAAGGCCGAAGCGCTGACCTTCGAAGAAATGCGCGATGCGCTGCGCCGGGGCGGGCTGGCAACGGTTCCCGATGCAAAGGCGAAGAGCGATATCGAAGCGGCTCGCGCTGATATGACTGAACTCGAAATCGACAAGGAAGGGCGGCTTACCGAAGCGACAACGCCGCCGAAGCCTGCCCCGGCCGCTGAATAATGGAACTTGGGCTATACGATATCGTCAACCGTCATCAAATCTATCTCGAAGGTTTGAAGGCGGGTCAGACGGCGAACTTCGCGAAGGTGTATATCGCCCTTGACGAACTTATTCGCAATCAACTAGCCGATCTTCCGTACGCGGCGCTTTCGGATATGACTAAGGCATCAGTCGATAAGCTTGTCGCCAAGTTCAAAAAGGCGATGATCGGGATTTATGATCCTTGGCTTCGCAAGTTGCTCGAATGGCTTGAAGACTACATGCGCGCCGATATCGATATGTTTACGAAGTTGTATTCGGCATATCAGCCTGAAGACGCTGACGAACTCGAAGAACAAACGAAGGATGATGGCTTTTGGCTTCCGATCTTCGCCCGGTGGAAGAATGCCCCGCTAGGGGCGAACGGTATTCTCCCGCTAACGATGCTGACAACGATGATCGCCGGGCACGTCACACAAGCGACGAATACGATCCGTCAAGGCTATGCGTTGGGTTGGACGCCAGCGCAGACGGTACAAGCGATGCGTGGCACGCCAACGGCACGGCCGGGCGGTGCGACGGCCGGAGCAACGCCGCAGGGCTCGAAGCCACCGCCGCCCGGCGCGACGCTTCAAGACGGCCTGTTGAACAAGTTCAACAATGCCGCGAAGGCGACGACGAACACAATCATTCAGGCGGCAAGCGTTCAGGCAAATTCCGCCGTCGCCGGGCTGATCTTCGGCGAATACGAATGGGTTTCAATCCTAGATGATCGCACGACGAAGATTTGCCGCAGACTAGACGGTCAGCACTGGCGTTACGGCAAAGGCCCGCTTCCGCCTGCCCACGTCGGTTGCCGGTCAAGCATCAAGCCTTGGGAGGGCAAATCGTCGCCCGACGAAGGCTTCGGAGTGTGGGCACGTCGGCAATCTGCGGATTTCGTCAATGATGCGTTTGACGGTTCGGCCCCTTCGACATATGAAGGATCGAAGCCGATCAGCCTTGAACAGTTCTTAGAAAAGGCGGGCATCATTCTTTCTGAATAGGAGGCAAGACTATGGCACTGAAGTTCAAGATCAAGCAAGCCGATTATGACAAGTTGTCGGATACGCTGAAGACCGAATATATCGCAGGCGACGCCGACGGCGAGTTCATTCTTGACGTTTCCGATCTTCCGAAGCCGGAAGATACCGGGCCGCTGAAGCGGGCGCTCGAAGCGGAGAAGAACAAGTCGAAGACGCTGAAGGGCGAGAAGGACGCGCTTCAGGCGACGGTTGACGGTTTCGAAGACGTGGCGGCGCTGAAGGTGACACACGAAAAGGAAGTCGGCAAATACAAGTCGTTCACCGAAGCAACGCTGATCGACGGCACCGCGATGGAACTCGCGACGAAGATCAGCACTTCGCCGAAGTTGCTCGCGAAAGACCTTCGCGACCGCTTCGTTGTCGATCTTTCGGGCGATAAGCCCGTCGTCAAGATCAAGGGCGCAGACGGCAAGCCGTCCGACGATATGACGATCGAAAAATTACAGGCGGAGGTAGTTGCCAACGCCGATTATAAGAATATAATCATCGCATCGAAGGCTTCCGGCGGCGGTGCCCCGAAGACCCCGATCAAGCCCCTTGGCGGCGGTGCCCCGAAGGATGGCGAACAAGCTGTCGATCTTTCCAAGGCCGCGCCGACAACCCTTGTCGAGCGGATTAAGGCAAGGCAGGCGGCGCAAGCGCAGTCATAGCGCGGTTCGTCCTTCCGATCGGAAGACACCGCGAAGCAAGGGAACAATAACGTGGCACTTTCCGACCTCGCGGTGTATTCCGAATACGCCTATCAAGGCTTGCTCGAAGTCATCGGGCAGCAAATCGAACTCTTCAACGCGGCTTCGGGCGGCGCGATCGTGCTTCGCACGGCGGCGCACGTCGGCGATTTCTCCGATACGGTGAATTGGGCTCGCATTCAGGGGCTCGTTCGTCGGCGTAATGCCTACGGCTCCGGTGCCGTCGCCGAAAAGAACTTCGAGAACATCGTTGACACGATGGTCAAGATCGCGGCGGGCACGCCCCCGGTTCGGATCGATCCCGGTCAGTTCCGGTGGATACAGCAGAACCCGGAGGAAGCCGGGGCGCTGTTCGGTCAGCAGTTGGCTGAAGACACGATGGCCGATATGCTGAATACCGGCCTGATGGCATACGTCGCGGCGCTGACCGGCGAAGACGACGTGTACGAAGACGTTTCGGCGACCGACACGTCGTTCAACACGCTTCTTTCGGCGTCGGCGAAGTTCGGCGATCGGTCGAACGATATCCGGGGATGGGCGATGCACTCGAAGTCGCTCTTCGATATCTTCGGCGTCGCGCTGGCGAACACGTCGGGCTTGTTCAACTTCGGCACGGTCAACGTTCGGCAGGATGGCTTCGGCCGGCCGTTCATCGTGACGGATAGCCCGTCGCTTATCAACGTCGGCCCCGATCCCGATACCCATTTCATCGCCGGAATGACGACTTCGGCGATCGTGATCGAAATGAATGACGATTACGATCAGAACGTCGATACCGACAACGGCGACGAAAACATCATTCGGACCATTCAGGCCGAATGGTCCTATTCGATGGGCATCAAGGGCTATTCGTGGGACAAGGCGACGGGCGGCAAGTCGCCGAACGACGCGGCGCTCGCGACTGCGAATAACTGGGATCGTATCTCGACTTCGCACAAGGATACGGCGGGCGTTCTTCTTCAGGTGAAGTGACGCGGCCGGGCGGGGGCCTTCGGGCTCCCGCCTACCTTTCGGAGTGTTCGTGATGGGCAAGGTTAATCAGCCGCGTAAGACAATCTATTTCATCGCGGGTCTTCAGGCAACGGCCGACGAATTGGCCGATACCGAACAGTTTCAGCCGGGCGTTGTGCTTCGCTGCGCTTCGAAGGTTGTTCCGGGCGAACCCGTCGAACCCTTCGATCGTGTCGCGGGTGCGGTTCCGCCCGACTATGCCAACAGCGACGGCAAGCCGCGCCCTGCGATGACGAAGCGCGAGCGCCGGGCGCTTGACCGTCAGCGGGTCGAAGAACAGGGCGAACGCCCCGTCGATCGCCGCAGTAAGCCCGCCGTGCCGCTGCGAAGCCCGTCAGCGCCCGCCCCGGCTCCCACGGGGCCGCAGGGCACCGCATGGGGCACCGCGCCCGCTGCGGCGACGTCTACGCCTTCCGCGCCCGGCTCCCGCCCGGTGTGGAAGCCAAACGCATAAGGGGGGCCGACGTGGCGCTGATTATCGAAGACGGTTCCGGGGTGGCGAATGCGAACAGCTACGCCGATCTTGACTTCATTCGCGCCTATGCCGCGTCGCGTCGTGTCGAGTTGCCTGAAGACGATGACGTTGAAGGCTTCGCTATCGACGCGATGGACGCGATCGAAGCGCGCAAGTATCAGGGCGTTCGCAGTTATCCGGGTCTTCAGCCGCTTTCGTTCCCGCGCATCGGCGTTGTGACGGAAGAAGGCGAATATGCGCCGGATGCGGTGCCGACACTGTTGAAGCGTGCGCAAGCGCAGCTTGTCGTTTACCGCGCCGCCGGGATCGACTTGTTCCCGGCGGGCAATGCGGAGCCTGCGATAAAGCGCGACAAAACCGGCCCGCTCGAAACGGAATACTTCGAAGGCGGCGGCGATCCTTCGCCTTCGATCCCGCTCGCGGATATCCTGCTAGAGCCGCTAGAGCGTGGGCAAGGTGCATTTACGCTTTCGACGGTTCGCGTCTAATGGGTGTGTATGATTGTCAGATTGCTGTGGCAAAGCGGATGATTGCGACGAAGGGTGCGCAAGTTGTTTGGCGTCGGCCGCAGCGTGCCGAAGGCGGCGATGCGTGGAACCCGCAACCCGCCGAACCCGACGACAAGACAGTTTCGATCGCCTTCTTCAGCCCGAAAGACCTTGGCCGGGGTGCGGGTGAATTTCTTGCTGCGCTTGCGGGAACCGACGTGCCCACGTCTTCCGAAGTCGGCTTGATGGCTGGCGGATTGGACTTCGAGCCGTCCGACGCCGATGTTATCATTCGTTGGGATGGTGAAAAGGGCATCAAGTCTATCGATCGCATTGCGCCGAACGGTCAAGCCATCCTCTATTTCGTATCGTTGATATCATGACGCCTTTTGCCGTTCGCGACGAATGCGCCCGCCGCTTTACCGTGTTGTTCGCGGCCGATGCTGCGGAGATTGTCGGCGAAGCCGTCGAAATTCGCTATCAAGGCGTTCTGTTCGATATCGCGAATACACCGCTGAAGCCGGTCGATCCTTCGCGCTATTGGGTTCGGTTTTCGATGCGCGGCGTTATGTCGCGTCAGTCGGCTTTCGTTATGTCGCCGGAGCCCGACGGCGAAGAGCCGACGGAATACGAAACGAACGGCCTTCTATTCGTTCAAGTCTTCGCGCCAATGTCGAAAGTTGATGGCTTCGCGCGTGGTGACTTGCTTGCGCGGCTGGCGCAGTCTATCTTTCGCGGCGCTGAAACGCCGTCGGGCGTCGTGTTCAGGAACGTTCGCGTGAATGAACTCGAAGATGATACGAAAGCGTTTCGGTGGAACGTCATCGCCGAATATGAATTCAGCGAAGTAGGATAAGGAACGATCATGGCAGTCGAGAAACAAGAGGGCCGGGTTGTCGGGCTGGCGGTGACGCGCGAAACCGACAAGCGTGAACTTCCCGAAAACCCGGTATGGGAAACGCGGGAGCCGAACGACTTCAGCGACTTCGGCGCAGAATACGCCACGACCGCGCGTCGGCCGTATTCGGTTAATCGTCAGCGGAAGAAGGGCAACGTCACCGATCGCGACGACAAGTTCGGTTGGAACGAAGACGTGACGCAACATAATATGTTGCCGCGTATCGAAGAGTTCTGTTTCGCCGAAGCCCGTCGCACGGCGAAGACCTTTTCGACCGCGATCAATGCGGTTTCGGGCGAATTTACCGTCACCGAAGAAGCGGGTTTCCTCGCGGGTTCGCTTATCCTCGCAGGCGGCTTCGGGATCGCGACGAACAACGGTCTGAAGGTGGTCGATACGATCGCCGATGGTAAGGTCGGCGTCGTCACCGTTCTGACGGCGGAAGCCGCTGCGCCGAAGGGTGCGAACATCAAGGTTGTCGGCCATGCGTTCCCGGCCGGTGACTTGTCGATCGCCAAGGTCGGCGCACTTGTCGTCATCACTTCGGGAGCCGTTGACTTCAACGATCTTCCGTTGATCCCCGGTCAATGGCTGTTCATCGGCGGCGATGCCGTGGGCGATCAGTTCGCAGACATGAAGCCGGGCTATGCCCGTATCAGCGTCAACGGGATCGCAGACGACGGCGCGTCGATCGCATTCGACAAGACGACTTTCGCCGTTCCCGATGACTTGGACGATGACGGCGAAACGAAGACGCTGCGCATCTTCTTCGGCGACGTGGTGAAGAACGAAGACGATCCCGATCTTATCAAGCGCTTCACGCTTCAGGCCGAACGCTTCCTTGGCCGGGATGACAACGGGCGTCAGTCGGAATACTTCGAAGGCGGCGTCGCCAACGAACTGACGTGGAATTCGCCGATGGCCGACAAGGTGACGGTCGATCTTGCCTATATCGCGATGTATTACGGCAAGCGGCCCGGCGCACTTGGGCCGAAGTCGCTCACGGCCGGATCGACGTTGCTGAAGGCCCTTGGCGAAGAGGCGATCAACACGACTTCGAACGTCTATCGCCTGCGGCTTTCTGTTATCGATCCCGAAACGCTCAACCCGACGCCGATGTTCGCCCGCGTCACCGAATGGACGATGACGATCGCAAACGGCACGTCCGCGAACAAGGCGCAAGGCGTACTCGGCGCGTTCGATATGTCTTCGGGCATGTTCGAAGTTGATGGTTCCTTCACCGGATACTTCGGCACCGTCGCGTCGCTCGAAGCGATCGAAGACAACGCCGACACGACATTCGATGCGATCTATTCGAAGAAAAACGCCGCAATCATCATGGACGTTCCGCTTATCGGCCCCGGCGGCGGTGCGCTCGATGTTTCGATGGACGAAGCCGTCATGATCCCGGTGACGACCGCAGCGGCCGAAAGCCCCTTCGGGCATACGATCCTGTTCACTTGGCTTCCGTATGTCCCAAACGTGGGCAATGCAACCGGCGGTTGATCGATCGCGACAACTGAACTAGGGTAAGGGCGGGGCTAATCACCCCGCCCTTTTTCTTTCAAGGAAGGACTAGCTATGTCGCTGCGCAAGACGTTCAAGACGAACAAGACGGCCGAAGTCGAAGGCGTCGAAATCCCCGTCGGGATGAACGAACACAACAATCGGCCGATCTTCATCACCATTTCGCGAATGTCGCGCGCGAACAAGCGTTATACGAAGGCGCTCGAAGAGGCGACGCGTCCGCATACCGCCGCAATCAACAACGAAACCCTCGACAATGATATCGGCTCGAAGCTTCTTCAGGAAGTGTTCGCCGATACGGTGTTGCTCGGCTGGCGGAACCTTCCGAAGTCGGAACTAACCGGCGACGACAACGACACCGATGATCTTCCGTATAGCCGCGAAAACGCGCTGACCCTGTTCGATGAACTACCCGATCTTTATGACGATTGGGAAAAGCGCGCGAAGTCGTCGGCCGCGTTCCGCGATCGTGAACGGGAGCAATCGGCGGGAAACTAACCGCCGTTCTGCTATACTCGTTTCGGTATCCGCCGGATGCTGAACGGCAAATGCGAGCGGAAGCCCGAAGATCAGGGGAAGAGTTGCCGGAAGATATGAAAAAGCCTCCGCAACTCTTCCTAGGGCTGTCACTCTATCTGAATGCATGGCACGAACTCGACGGCGAACGCGATCGCAATAAGCTTGAACCTATCCGGCGGTCAAGTGTGTTCGAATACGCCGACGACTTCGGCTTCGATGAAACGCAACGCGAAGACCTTTGGTTTTATATTCGCGAAATGGATCGGGACTTTCTGAAGTTCTGGAAGCCAAAGGTACCGAAGGAATCCGTAGGCGTAAAGCCCACGGCTCGCGAGCGCTACAGGAACGGGCGCAATGGGTAAATCTCTAGCCGACTTGGCGAAGAAGATGACTGTCGCTGCGAAGCGGAGTGAAACCGTTGCGTCCGATCTTGCTGCGGCGTTCGCGTATCAAATCGAATACCATTTAGTTTACGAAACTCCGGTCGATACTTCGACGGCGCTGTCGAACTGGCAAGTCAATCTGACAAGCCCCGCCGCAGACGAAATCAACGCATACTCGTTAGGGTCGCGCGGATCGTCGCAAGGTGCAAGCGCTTCGAGTGCAATAGCCGAAGCGCAGATCGAACTTCAGCGAAAGAAACCGGGTCAACCTATCTACTTGTCGAACCTAGTCGATTACATTAGGAAGCTGAACGAAGGTTCGTCAGCGCAAGCCCCGGCCGGGTTCATTGAAGCCGCTATTCTCCGGGCTCGCATTGTCACCTTCAAAGGATATAAGACGAAACTGTTCGACTAGGGTGACTTCATGGCAAACGAACGTTATGATATTGAAGTCACCGACAAGATTGACGGCGATATTCCGGGCAAACTTCGCGACATTGCGAAGGGTGCGACCGAAGGCGACAGCGCGGTTCGTAAGCTGAAGGCTGCGCTTTCGGATATGAACGATACGGCGGTTCGCCGCCTTGCGACCGCTTCGGCGAACTTGACGAATACGCTTGGCCGCGAACTCGCGGCGACTAAGGCGGCAACCGGAGCCGCCGGAACCCTTGCGTCGAACAAGGATCGTCTTGCGGCGTCTTCGAAGGCTGTAACGTCTGCGATCCGTACCGAAACGACGGCGGTGAATCGGCTGACTGCGGCGTATGAAGCCCAAGCCAAGGCCGCAGCCGCAGCCGCAGCAGCTAGGGGCACCGGAACCCCCACGGGATCGCCCGGAGCGGGCGCAGGGGGCGCTGGCGGGGCTTCCGGGGCCGCAAGTGCCGTCGTTGACCTGAAGGGCCTTGCTGACGCCGCTCGCACGGCTGCGGCGGTGCTGCGCACGATCCGCGCCCCGGCCGCGCCTTCGCCGGGCGGTGGCGCTGGCGGCGGGGGTAGCGGAGCCGGGGGCACCGGGCCGAACTTTGCGCGATACGGCGGCGCGGCGCAATTGGCGGACTTGGGCAAAGGCGCGGGCCTTGCCGGATATCAGGTGCAAAACCTTGGGTATCAGCTTAACGACGTATTCGTTTCGCTGGCGTCGGGACAAAAGCCGCTGACCGTCTTCATTCAACAGGGCGCGCAAATCGGTCAGATTTACGGGCAAACCGGGCTAACGCTTGGCGGCTTCATGCGAGCGCTGACGCAAATGCTTGGGCTGACGAAGACCGTCACCGCAGCCGCCGAAGCCGCCGCCCTTGCCGCAGCCCGGCAAGCCGAAGCGAATGTCGCCGGGGCAAATGCAACAGCAACCGCAGCCGTTCGCGCGGCCGAAACGAACATCGCCGTCGCTGAAGCACAAGTTGCGATGGCGACGACGGCGAACGAAGCTGCGCTTGCGTCCAATCGCCTTGCGCTCGCGCAAGCTGAACTAGGCGTCGCGAACACCGAAGCCGCAATCACCGCTAACGCGCTCGCGTCAGCGCAAGCCCGCACCGCTGAAGCGGGAGCCGCAGCCGCAGCGAAGACGCGAACCGGGCTGACGCTGCTAGGCGCCGGTGGGTTAGCGGTTAGCGCGATTCTTGTCGGGCTCGCTGCGGATACCGTGCGGATCAACGAAGCCGCAAACAAGCAAGGCGGGCTGAAAGAATACGCGAATTCGCTTGGGCTGACGCGGAAAGAAATGAAGCAACTCGCGGGCGAAACTTCGAGCGGAACCGGCAAGGTCAAGGAACTGAAGGATATCACCGTAACCTATATGGATACGCTGAAGGGCCTTTGGGTAACGATTGAAGAAACATTCGATTTATCGCCCACGCTGAAGAGCGCAGCAACCGCCGTGAAGGATTGGTTCAACAACCTGAACGAAAACGGCGACAAGTCTATGGCGTCGCTTTACGGAACATTCGTCGGCGGATACCGCGCCATTGTGAAGACGTGGGGATTGCTCCCGTCGGCGCTTGGCGACCTGTTCGTTCAGACTGTCAACATTTCGATCGAATGGATCGAAAAGCTTGTGAACAAGTCGATCGAAGCGATCAACTACGTTTCGAGCAAGGCGAACACGATCCTTCCCGATAGCCTGCAAATTCCGCAGATTGACCCGACTTCGCTAGGTCGGATGCAAAATCAGTTCGCGGGATCGGCGAAGCAAGTCGGCGACACGTTCAAGACCGAAACAAGCAACGCAACGAACGAAGCGCTGAAAGGCATCAAGGGCTTTTATAAGCGTTGGACTGACAACAGCGTCAAAGCTGCGAAAGACCGTATTAAGAGGGCGGCTGACGCGCTGAAGGCTGATCGCACGCCGAAGAAGGATAAGAAGGAAGCTGACCCGAAGACGCAAGCCGACTATATCAACGACACGAATTCGGCACTTGACAAGGAATTGTCGCGTATGTCGTTGCTGAAGGACGCCCGCGCGGAGCAACAGCGGCTAGACCAAATCGAAGAAGAGTTCATCAAGCGGCGTATGCCGCTAGATGCTGCGCAGATTAAGGTTTTCTCCGATAAGATACATGCGATCGAAATCTATAAGTATCAGCAAGCCGAAATGGATCGGATCGTTGAAGAAAGCCAAGGGCCGCAGCGCACCTATAACGCGACGATCGCCGCCGCGACGGATTTGCTTGCGCGTCACGTTATCACGCAAGCGGAGTTTTCGCAGCAACAGCTAAAGGCGAACCGGGCACTCGCGGAAGCGAAAGACCCGCTATTCAGCCTGAAGGAAAGCATGACTTCGGCTGAAGGCGCAACGAAGCTTTACGGCGACGCTGTTGCGCGTAACGATCAATACGAACAAATTCGTCAAGCCTACTTGGCAAAGGGGATCGATATCACGAAGAATAGCACGGCTGCTATTCAGGCTGAAGTTCAGGCGCTTCTTCAGCGTGGCGACGCGCTGCGCAATCAGCAATTCGTTCAATCGCAAGTTGGCGAAGTCGTGAACCCGATCCTAGACGAACAAAAGATGATCGACAACAAAGCCGCGATGTACGCCGAAATTGAGCGTCTTCGCCAAGCTGACGTGCTGTCGGAAGAGCAAGCGGCAAGGGCGCGGCTTAACTTGAACCTAAAGTTCGATGAAATGCGTAATCAATCGTATAGCGACCTTATGGGTTCAATTGCCGGGCTCGCATCGTCGCACAATAAGAAGCTTGCTGCTATCGGCAAGGCGGCGGCAATCGCACAAGCTACGTTCGACGGATATGTCGCTATTCAGAAAGCACTTGCGAGTTCGCCGCCTCCATTCAACTATATCACGGCTGCGGCGGTCGGGATCAAGACAGCGATCAACATTGCCGGGATCGCGTCAACGAACGTGGGCAGCTATAACGATGGCGGTTCCTTTATGGTGAAGGGAACTCCGGGGATCGATAAAAACAATATCAACATGAACGTATCGCGCGGTGAACGGGTCAGCATTGAAACGAAGGCGCAACAGCGGTCTTCGGGTGTGACGGTGAACGTTCACAACTACGGCGAAGGCACCGCACGCACCGAAGAAACGACTAACGCCGACGGTTCGAAGACGATCGACGTAATCGTTGAAAAGGTGAAGGCACAAGTCGCCGGGGATATCCGCAGCGGCGGAACCCCGATCAATAGGGCGATTGAAAGTCGCTATGGCACGAACCCAGCGCGAGGAAACGGCTAATGATACCCCTATGGCCTAATATTAACTACCTAGCCAATCAAGGAAGCGGCAATATGTCGCTTTCAGACGGTCAGGGCCGCGCCATAACGGACATGGATAACGGCGCAAAACGTGTTCGCCGTCGTTTTACAAAAATAATATCGCCGCAGTCGCAGATAGTAAGAATGTCTTACGACGAACTTTCGCTATTTGAATTCTTTTACGCGAATGTCATCAAAGACGGCTCGCTATGGTTTTATATGCCAATACAAAGAGGCAACAAATATATAATTAATTTAGTAATGTTTGCGCCTGAAGGTAGCCCGTCGGTTACTGAAGCCGGGTTTAATGTTACGAATGTGTCTATGGATTTGTTAATTCGAAGTATAACAAATATCGATCAATCTGTTTACGACTATTTTAATATGATCGGCATCTCGCTAGGCATAAGGCTTAGTCGTGTAGTTGACGAATTCGTCAACGAAGTTTATCCGTCTATCGTTACGGGAGATTGAATAATGTTGCCTACGCTATCTGAACAGGTTGACCGGTTCGTTTCGAACGAACCCCGGCTTGATAGCATCATCAACGGCGGCGTTGGCGAGTATATTACGCTTTCCTCCGGTGCCCGCATTCCGTCGCTTCCGACTTTGTTCGAAACGACGACTGATCGGCTGAACGATATTCGCGATGGAAAAGACGCAACCGAATTGTCTCGGCGTGCGAATTTCATCGCGATCGACGGGCAGACTGAATTTGATCCGGGTTTCGCCTATCAAGGCGGGTTGGTTTCGCTATTCATTAATGGCGTGCTTCAGCCCCAAACCGAATACACCGCCCCCGGCGGAACTTCGCCTATTGTCTTGAACTTGGGTTGTAGCGCCGCGGACGAAGTTAGTATCTATTTTCTTCTTCCTTCAAATGCGATGGCCGGGGCGGTATCAATTTCGCCATATATGTTCGGTTGTGTCGGTGACGGTATAGCCGACGATACCGACGGGATGCTTGCACTTGCCGGTTACTGCAACCGACAAAGCCGCCCGGTTAAAGTTGATATGGGTTCCGGTATTTACCGAATTCTTCGCCCCGTTGTTTGGTTAAAACAAGTTAGCTTTTGCGGTGCGCGTGCTGTCTTCTTAATAAACGGGCCTAACGCTCAAACTCAATTTATGATTTCGACCGATGAAGATTATACGGGAGCGCAGCAACTTTTCAGCGGTATTTCATGGGTAACGTCTGCGGTTTACGCAATCGCGCCTCTACATGTCGAGTGCGCCGCTACCAATGTGGGCACGGCTATTCAAGTTGCTTTCATCGATTGCGAATGGCGCGGCGCAAACGGTTACTGCGGCTTTCCGTTTGCGGCTAACTTCATCAATATTAGTTATCCGACGTTCGAACGCTGTCGGGTTCAGGGCGATCGCTCTAACAATCCATTGAAATCTTCGGGCTTTAACTTTGTCGCCCAAGCCGGTTTCGACAAAGGCGATATCGATATAAGCCGATGCTATTTCTTTTTTCTTCGTAAGATGGCGACTATTCGCGGTCATCAAGAGGGTGTTAAGATTTCGCGCACTACGGCAGTTGCTTGTTTAGACGGTATTGATTGGCAAGCCGACGGCGATCAAGTTGAGCCGCTTTTGCAGTTCACAATGAACCATATCAATATTGAGCAAAATGCGATCATTCTTCGCGGTATTGTTCAATTCGATATTTCGGGTAACAGTTTCTACGGTCAAGCTGTTCAAGCTACGGCGACCGAAAGCCATTTCATTGACGCGGCTTCGCGTAACGGCCCGGCATTGCAAGGTACAATCCTTCGCAATTGCTTCTTTCATAGCGGCGCGAGTGCCGCACGAAAGATTGCGATCTTTTTGCAAGGCAACGTCGATGGAACGATGACGAATGTTGTGATCGATGCTAATCAGTTTCAAGGAAGCACATTCGGCATTTACTTAGATGCGTCTAGTTCATTTACTCGCATTGGTTTGATGAACGTCTTCGAAAGTTGCGATACGAATATCTTCAATGCGAGCGCGAACAACAACGCTCAAACTTTAATGGATCGCGATGGCAACATTGGTATCGGTGGGGCAAACCCGGATATCGCTTTCGGTTTGAACAGCAAAAAGGCTATTCAAGCCGAAAACTTTGCGTTTAAGAATGGTGTTGCATTTTTTTCCGGCGAAGGTGTTCCCGACGGGGTTATTGCAGCGCCGCCGGGGTCTTTTTATTCGCAGACTTCCGCAACCCAAGATGGTCATTTATGGTGGAAACAAACAGGTAGTTCCATAACCGGCTGGAAGGTTCTAGTATAATGGCGACGATTTCAAAAAGCCGCTTGCTTTCGCAATCGACTGCGGATGACGGTTTGTTGTCCGTGTTGCCTCGCGACGCGTTCGATAACAATGTTGTTCCAGTTGGTCAGCTTATTATCGAAGAAGAAACCGGGCGGTTGTATTCAGGCGATGGAGCGACACAAGGCGGACGGTATCAGGCGCATATTGTTCGCAACTATGTGCATGAACTACCGGGCGTTGTTTCCGGTGCCGTATCGCCTGCGCAGCGCGCCATAAATCGGGCTGCGATTAACTTAGCCCTTGCGGGCGGGCTAGTGCTTCGTCTTCGTGCTGGCGACTATTTCGAAATCGATCAATCGCTTCTTATGGTTTCGCGTTCGGGTATTATTTGCGAAGAAGACGGAACCCGGCCTATAATCTTTATGCCCGCCGCGCATTTCACAACCGCCGATAATACTTTTGCTAACCGCTATCTTCCGGGTTCTGTCGGCATTGGGGCTTATGGGCAATTAGACGGTGTTTTCGCACCTTTGTCTGATATTAAACTTGGCGGTTTTGCTGTTCAGTCGGAAGTAGCGGATAACCGCAATGTTCGCGCTTTGGCATTCCGTAACGTAGTTGGTTTGGAACTTGACGATATCGAGGTCTTCGGTCTTCCTTTAGGTGAAGCGTTCAGCTTTCATTCGGTACGCGGTAGCGGACGGCGGCTTAATGCCCACGATTGTTACACCAATACAACGTTGAACGCGCTTGTTACGAACGCGCCGAACACGACGGGTTTTCTATTCGATAGCGATCGGGTAAACCTTATCGGTTCCGACTTCTATCTTTACTCGCCTAAAGTTGCTGACATTAAATGCGGCCCGGCTTTTCGCGGCGCTAACGGGGGCGATCAATCCGACGGCATTAATGTTGCGGGCCGAAATAGCAGCATTCGGGTTGAGGCTGCGGATATTCGGCGTTGCGCCGAAGCGTTCGACCTTTTCGGTACGCATTGCGATATTCGGGGTGCGTATATCGAAGACGCTTATAACTTCGGATTGAAGTATGTTCACGGTGCTTCGCATTGCCGCGCATCGAACATTACGATTGTTCGGGCAGGCTTGGCGGGTGTTGTCTTCAGCACGGCCAGCGACGATACGGCTGAAGTTCACGATATCGCGATCAACAATTTGATTGTTGATGGTGTGAACGCGCATGGGCGTTGGACTGCTAACGGCAATGCCGCAGTTCTATTCCAGCAAAACGCGGCGGGGCAAACTTCGTATCAAACGCACGACGTAACAATTACCGGCGCAGTTCTAAACCTCGGCGCTTTGGGCAAGTATGGTTGGCTTGATAGTTCGTCCGGTGTTGATAACGTCGGCAAGGATATCGACTTTGTTAGCGGCCCTTCGGCCGCTGCTGCGATTTGGATACAAAACGGTGCGGGTTGGGTTCAGCCGCGCACAACTGCGGCTAAACTAGGAAGCGACGGCATCGCTGTTCCTTTTCAGGCGGGGTGGCCTACCGAAAAAATTCGGACAGTGACGGAGGCAACAACGATATTGGACAAATTAGACCAACGCGTCGCAGTAGTGACGAACCAAGCAACTAACGTCTATCTTGCGCCGGGCTGTCGTGTGACGATCGAAGATCGCAGCAACACCGCGCATATCAATCCGATAACGGTCAATAACGCTCGCGGCGGCACCTTTACAGCAAGCGTGCCTGGCTTCGTCGGAATGGGTTATATTGTGGGTAATCTGCTGATAGTATCTAATACAACTTCAGGCGCGCTTGAAATTGGTATGCTTGTCTATCCGAACGGGGGTCAGCCCGCGCGTGTAGTTGGTCTTGTAACAGCGCTGATAGCTCTATTGGACAACGAACAAACTATCGGCACAAGTAGCGCGCCTATCGCCCTAACTACGCGTTCGCAAATCCTACGTGTATCCGCACTAGGTACGATCACGACTATCTTTGCTGGTTATGTAGTTTCGGGAGCGGGTTTGACAACTACCGGCCTTCTTCGCCAAACTCGCGGCATTCGCGGGCAGATCGGCGATTATGAAATGGTCGCTTATCAACCTACCTTGGCCGCATTGGCTGTCACCGCCGCAACCGACGGAAATATTGCGGGCCGGAGTGCGGGTGGATCGTCCATGACCTATAAAATTGCAAGCAAAGGTGGCCGAGCGACGTTTAAGGGCAATCCGACGAACGGAATAGCAGTAAGCGACATTGTTCCGGCAACTACCGAAGTTGTTCAACAAATTCAGGTAAATGCGACGCAAATTGATCCGGTAACAACTTACGCACGCGTTAATAACACAAGCGGCGCGGCGTTTAGTATTGTTCTTCCGACCGCCCCATTCGACGGACAAGTTGTTACCGTGAAGGACCACCAAGGCAACGCCGCAGCATTTCCAATTACAGTTAGCGCAGAAAGCGGAGTTCCGTTAGATACCTCATCCGGTACGTTTACAATCAACACTAACTATGGTTCGCGCCGGTTTACCTACGCGGGTAGCAAATGGAATAGTTAAACATGACTTATGATCCTTGGTCGGACGCAATTGCTGAAGCTTACGCTTCTTTACCTCTTGATGACGTAATT